TTTCTATCCATATAATATGATACGAATAGGTTAGGGTTTTGAATATAAGGCAGCTTCATGAGTCTGCTTGAAATTTCCATGCTAGGTGTTAATAGCAGAATAGATGCATTTTTGCGTCTATCTTTTTCATCCACAGGAGCATAGACTTTTTTACTAGCCGAGTATAGAAATAACGGCTTGAGTTCGTCCATCATTCTCATATATTTCACACTCCTTTTTCAGTTTATTAATAAGTTAGCCCTTTCCCATGTTAACCTTTACAGGAGCGATTACATTAAATTAAATATAATTAGCCGTATTTTAAGCACTTTAGGAATGTGTAGAAAAATATAAAAGCTACAATTATATAATCTATACGAAATATGGAGATAGATTATGAAAAAAATAAAAGAGCAAAAACCGACAATTTCAAAAAGTAATTTTATAGAATTTTTAGCAAACTCTTCTCCAGAAGAAATAAATAAATTTATTTTGGAAAAGGGAAAACCTAGAAAGCTCATAGAACCAATGATCTTCTTTAAGCCTAAAGAAGATCAAACTAAACTAGATATATGATGAGACGGCTGCAGCCTAATCATATAGAAATATAAACTAAAAGTACTTTTAGGAGGAAAACAAAATGGCAGAAAACAACACTACTACTGCTGCTGTAACTGTTAAAGAACTTCTTGGAGAAATCTCCAATGGTCTTTCGCAGGTCAGCTCGTCTAGAAAAGACGAAGTTCGTATTATGCAGGCTATGCTTAGTGATACCACTTATGAAGTAAGCGTTTACGGAAAAGATGGAATCGAAGGCACTTATAATCCTGCAAAAGATTTCCGTGGAATGTGTGCAAGCGTAATTTCTAATGCTGCAAGAGTTCCTGTTTCTGAAGCAGTTCATCTTATGGATGGATATGCTGTTCGTAAAGCTGAAGCTGCTAGCATGGTCAATCTTTCTAAGGAATTTGTTAACACATTCCTTCAGACTGGCCGTAAGCTTCCTCTTGGTCCTCGTGAGGCATCTGATATTTCTCTTAGTCTTAAGAAGGTAGAAGCAAGTACTCGTCTCTATCCTCAGAAGATTGGCGTAAATGATGATGGATCCGACAAGTATTCCAAGACACCCACTACGGTTCCTGCTCATGATAGCATTCGTGTGCATGCTCCTTGCCCTCCGTGGGTAAAGTAATAACAAAAAAAAATAAACAGAGCTGGTCAATCCAGCTCTGTTTCTTTCTTTGGTGCAGATGTCGGCTCTTTGATAAATAATGTGCTTTGTTCTTTTGGATATATCTTGAATCCACAATATTCAAAGATTGAGCACAGAAAATCCACATCGTCAGATTCTGTTTCATAAGTTATAAATGCATCATTTCTGTCATTTATTAGTCCTCCAATTAATTCTTGGAGTATGCTGATATCTACATCGGCATTATATGCAAAGAATTTAATAGAATATACAAATGCATTATCTTGGCAATAATAAGAGAGTTCGCTAATATTAGCCTCTTTCATATTGCTTTTCATAAGTCCAACAGCAGCACATGTAGTATGAATGCATAAGTTTGTATTTTTGCAATCTTGGCAATCTTTTACTATAAGATATAATGAATTTTTACATTTATAAAGGTCATCTCTAGTTAGATCTACTGAGTCCACTGGGCACCATACTGTATAATTAGTATCATTCTCAGAATCAACTCTCACCCCAAGAGATTTAATAATATTTAATAAATGAGGATAATAGTGAGTTTTGTAAGGATCCATTTTTATAATATTATACATAGATAATTACTCCTTTCATTTTTAATATAAAGTTGAGACATCCCTCTAGATCTTTTATTGATCTAGAGGGATAATTTTATTTAAATATCATTGGTCGAATAAGCTGATTGACTATATCGAATTCTACATATGCGATACGCCTTCCATCTTCAAGATTATCTATATCTCTACTAGCGGAAATAGAATATAGATCAAAGTATCCAGTATATCGATACGTATATTCACTAAATAAATTGATATTTTCTTTTAAATATTTTCCATTACTTTTGATAATTACATAATCCCGATTCACTCCGTCATTAAATACAAGCATTATATCATCGGAAAGACTATCGTCTGTAAACACTCCTAATTTATTATACAGATTAATATCACGGATTATAATATTTAAAATAACTTGCTTATAGAATTCAGCAATCGTTGCTCTTTCATAATTTCCATGATCAGGAAGATTTTTTGATTGAATATAATTTAAAGCCACTCTATAGCCTGCAACCTTTGTAAGTTCTCTTGCATGATCGCAAACCCAGTCATAGCTGGCTCTTTCAACATCTCCTTCAACAGAATCTCTATATGCTGTATTTTGATTATAATTTAGCATAGATATAAGCTGATCAGCATGATGGAGTTCATGTGATAATGCCCATGCCATTACACTTACAATATAAGATTCTTTGCTTATTACAGAACTCCATTCATCTCTCCATGAATCTACAATAGTTCCTATATGAAGCATTATATATTTTGGAAAACGTATATTGGCATATGTGTTTTTAACGAAATCATACATGTCAATATATAATTCGCATCTGCTGTTCATTTTATTGATATAGCCATTCATATAATTGAAAAGCCTAATCGCTATATCAGAATAATAGTGGTATTCTTGATTTGTCATAAATTTATCACTCTCCTTTACTTTTATATTATATCATCGAAATATAATTCATGTTATTTACAAATATATTTAACCGTCTACAATTAAATAATTAAATATGAAAAGGAGAATTAGTTATGAAATTCCCTCATAAGAAAATAATTGCTTTCGAAGGCTTAGATAATTGTTTTAAAGAAACAAATTATAAAGCTTTCATTAATAGACTAAGATATGAATACGGTTCTGAAGCCGAAATTCATATAGAATCATTTCCTAGATATGGAAATCAAAATTGTATGGCTGTTGAGAAATGGCTTGATGGCTCATATGATAGAGAAATCTGTTTAAAGAATCCAAAAGCTGTCTGTTCTTTTTATATGACAGATAGGTTTGGATACTGGTTTGAACGAGTACATGGACAAAGATCTAATGCAGAGATATTGTATAGTACAGCAGCAGGCCAGAAGAAAACTTGCTTTGTATTTGATAGATACAATATTTCTAATGCGATATATAATCCAAGAAATGCTGGTACGCCTTCTACTTTAGACATTACATATGAAACAACTGAATGTGGAATTCCTAAAGCAGATATCGTAGTATGGATGCGTATGAGAGATTTTAATGTTCTTGAAGAACTTATTGCGAAAAAGAAAAATAAAGATAAAAATGAACTCGATCTAGATTTTCTATACAATGCATGGGTTCGTTCGGAAAACTTTTTAACAAATCATATTCTTGAAGAATGTGGAATAAAAGTAATTGTAATTGAAATTCTTGATAAAGATGGAAATATTCGTTCTAAAAAAGATCTTGCTGATGAAGTATGGAATAAGATCATGGACGAAGAATTTCAATCTGGATTAGAATTATCTTTATAAAATATTATGGAGGAAACAAAATGAACAACAATGAAAATCCCTTTGTGGAAAAATCAACTGGTATCGTAGGGAAAATACGTACAAAATTTGGAGCTAAGAAAGTCGCAGCTCCTATCGAAAATCCGAACACTGGTATTATTAGACCATATCTTGTAGGAATGAATAATTGGGCAGATGTATGCTCTGAAGCATGTGCATGCTGCTGGGACAAAGTCGTTCCTGAAGGATTTGAGAATGTTGCTGAGTATATAGCCAAGAGAACTAGAATTGGTCATACCTCGGTAATTGAGCATAGTAATTTTGTTCTTTATATTTCTATTGACAAATTCTATGAAGAAGATCTTATCGAATTCCTTTCATGGAATAGATATCTTGAGACGGTAACTGCAAAGTCGGATGATGGATCTAGATGGCATCTCCTTATTGGTGGTTCATTTAGAGGGTTCTCTGATCTTTACAGAGAGGCTGAAGATCTAAATAATCCAGTTCTTAAAGCTATTACTGGCTCTATTTATAGATATTCCCATTCTGCATTGTTTGAAGATATTATTAAACTTGGTCTTCTTGATAAAACTATGTTTAATAATGCTGAACTTGATGAGAACTTTAATCTTCTTACTCTTGATGGAGAAATTGTAAATGATACAGATCTTTATACTATTAAAGATATTGGTGATATTAGAAAACTTTACACAAATATCTTTAATATTGACGAAGAGTTTGCAAAGAAGCTAACTACTTATGATCTTATCAAATTTGTGACGATTACAGTTCTATTTAAGAATATGAGTAGAACGTGTACTCATCAGCTGGTAAGACATAGAAATGCTATTACACAGGAATCTCAAAGATATGTCGATTATAGCAAGGCTTGTTTCAGCAGCCCCGAGATGTTTAAGCCAGAAAAGTATGATGGCAATCATAAATATACAATTAGATTTGGTCCTTCTTCTCAGCTTCAGATGACACTTTCTGAAATTGGTGAGGCTACTTGTAATATTTATGAAATGCTACGCAATCCTGTCGTTGCTGGAGCAGATTATGCATTACTAAAAGAAGACGCAAGAGCATTTTTACCTAGCAATGTGCAGTGCCGCAAAATCTATGTGACATTTACTTATAAGAATTTCATCAAATTCCTCGATCTAAGAGAAGAACCTGCAGCTCAGGCTGAGATTCGTAAATATGCATCTGCAGTTGGAGAATTCTTCAGAACTTTGACTAAGTTCGATTCTAAAGAATTAATCAAGCTCTATACAAACCCTAGACTTCTTATTGAAGATCCTTGGAAAATAGATGCGTATGAAGGAATTGTTGAAGAAACAATTGAAATGGATGAAAAAGATATTATGAAATCTGCAGGATTTGATAAAGATGTAAATCTGGATTCTTCAGATATCCCCTCTGGTAGTGAGGTTTGAAATATATAAAGGGTAGGGATTTAAATCCCTACCCTGTTTTAATTGTGCCTATTTAGCTTAACATAGGAATAAAAGGTGGTGATTTTATGCGTGATCCGAATAGTATAGTGCAGAAAGCTTATGAGCTTGAAGCACCTCCCACTATTATTAAGATGAGTGAAATTCCAGAGTATGATCTTTATGATTATGATCTTAATGATGAAAAATCATTTAAGAAATATATGCAAGCTATTGAAAGATGTGTTAGAGGATCTTTCGAATATAAAGCAATGATTCAGTACCTAAGAGAATATATGGATATGAATCAATGTGCTTTTTATCAAAATGTCAATAATACAGATACAACTAAAGTCCATATTGAAATACATCATGAACCTCTTAGCCTTTATGATATTTGTTTAATCGTTTATAACAAGCGTGTAGCTTTTCATGAACCATTAGATGAAGAGTATGTAGCTAAAGAGGTAATGTATTTGCATTATAACTTAATGATTGGACTTATTCCATTAGCTGAAACTGTGCATCAATTAGTTCATGCTCAATATTTATTCGTACCAACGACAGCTGTGCTTGGAAAATATAGAGAATTTATTGATAGATATAAAGACTATATGATTCCTGAACAGCTTGAAACTATTGAGCATATTGAGCAAGCAACTTCTGTTTATAATGGTGAGGATGCCAGAACTCTTCTTTCGACTAATTATATTTATGTCGATATGAGTGGAGCATACGAAATGCCTAGAACAGAAGATATTATAGCTCTTGTAAAGGAAAGAATTAAGGAATTAGTCGATAAACAAGGTTAAAACAACCCATATATTGCTAATTTCATCTAAATAACTTTTGTTTTAACAAAAACAAACCACAACATATAAATAAATTCCAGATATGATTGTGGAATTGATCAATTTCAATAAAATATATTTATAAGGAGGAATTCCCAAATGTTGTTTAAGAATCCTAGAACGCTTCTTTCTGAAGCTGCAACTGCTGACCTTCTCAATCCTGAGGTTAGCGAGGAAGTAAAGGAAGTTATTAATGACCTCGAGGATGCATTGAGTAACAATGTTGAAGAGGTTAAGGACGAGGATAAGACCACTAATGGTGGCATTCCCGTTGTTGCTGAGGCTGTTGCTCTCTTTGAGTCTGCTGCTAATTATGGTAGAGCTCGTTATCTCGTTACTCTTGAGGACGTTATTGCCGTTAAGGAGAATGAGGGTGAGGTTGCCGCTGCTGCAGATGCTGCTGAGGCAGGTTCGACTGAAGAGCCCACTCCCGAGGAGTGTGAGGCTAAGGAGCCCTGCGCTACTGATGTAGTTGCAGATATCGCTGCTAAGAATGGTGTTGAGCCCGAGCAGGTTGCTGTTGTAATCACTGCTGAGTCTGTTAAGTTCCTTGCAGAGACTGCTCTTCTTGAGGCTAAGTGCGGCAAGAAGAATGGTAAGGCTGCTAAGAAGCTTGCTAAGACTAAGAAGGCTGTTGATGAGCTTACCGGCAAGGTTCAGATGGTTAAGGCTTAATCATTATCCTATTTAAAAATTTTAATTAAATGATTGAAGAGACGTCAGAATATCTGACGTCTCTTTTTCTTTTTATAACCCGTTTTGGTTGCATATTATATGAATGAAAACAGAAAAATAAATTAATAAAATCTAAATGAAAGGAGAAACCAAAATGATAATCAATTTATTCTGTGATGCGTCTATTGAGCTAGAGAAGAAAATTGCCTGTGGAGGCACATACATCATGGCTCAAATGGATGATGGTTCTATCCAAGAAATTGGATTCAGAAGGGCTCTTCAGCTTCATGCTACAAATAACTCTTCTGAAATTTTAGCAATATGGCTTGGCGTTGTTGAGGCTTTAAAGCTTCGAAATATATACCCAAATGCTGTATTTCGACTATTCTCTGATTCTAAAATTTCGTTATATGGATTAAGAGATTGGATGAAGTACTGGATTGCAAATATGAAAGAAGATGGAATACTTATCTCATCATCTGGCAAACCAGTAATGAATCAACAAAGATTCATCGATATCTACAATATTATTGTAGAAAATAATCTGCATATTGAACTGTATCATCAAAGAGGTCATGTCGGAGAATCTGGCAAGACTAGCTTGGATCAGGCTAGAGTGCAGTTTATTAGAGCCAATAAAGTAACCCCAGAAGCATTAGGATTGAGCATAGAATTCATTAGTCAATGTAATTCGAAAGTTGATAATTTGACTAGACAAGCGGTTCGATCTTATGTTTTTCATCATTCTATTCTACCTAATACAGAAGTAGAAAGAGTTGTACCAATGGATATGGCTATCAAGGATAATATGCTGCATCAATATATTCGATGTATCAATAAGAGTTCTCTTGAAGGCCTAACCAGACATGATTTTAAGGGAGGCTATAATCAATGAATGTAAAACTAAATAGTACAGAAGAACCTGTATTAAACAGCTTCGATTCTAGTAGCAAACCAAAGATTTATGGCGAAATTTATTCTGCCAATTATCGAGAAAGAATTCAAGCATCTGCTAGATTCTTAAAGAATGACCCATCAGTGGAAGGAGAAAAGAATGTAATAGAACGAAAAAATCTTATTACAGGGGCAATCTCTTCCACAATAACAAATTTGATTGTACATGCGGTAAGGCACTCGGATCCAAGTGGAGCAAGTGATATACTTACTCTTAATCCAATTGTAACAGAAACATTTACAAATCTCAAAAAGGTAATTTATCTCATTGTGCAAAATATTGATGCGCATCATGGGGTTGTTTACGAAAGCAATATTGATGATAAGATTGAGCTCCTTAGCATCTATATTGAAAACCTTCTCGAAATTATGAATGTTAATAAAGATGCACCTCAGATTAAGGATCTTGATATTTGCATTAAAACCATTCATGAAGAATTCCAAATTTTCTAATTTAGGAGTTGATTAGATATTATATATTTGGAATAAATAGCAAAGGAGAATATTTATGCTTAATATGAACAGTCCGACAGTTCAGGCAATGCTTAATAATACTCCACAAGGGTTTGGAAACATGCCCGTGTATTATGGAGCTTCCCCAGCTGTCAGTCAGCAACAAGTTTCTCAGCCTACAGGAATGCCTTACCCTTCTCCGAAGGAAATGCTTTCACAAGGCGGTGAACAAATGATTTATAGCCCAACAAGTTTTGCTCCGCAAAATATTGTTGGAGGTTACAATCCTGGTTTTCAAGCAGCATTTGCTGAATATAGTAATCCTTATTTAGACTATCAGCAAGGACTCTATGGAGGATATCCTAGTTTTGGTGGTTATGGTGGAATATATCCATATATGCAGCCCATGGATGATGATGCAAGAGAAAGACTTGCAATGGCAATATTCAACGGATTAACTTATGATGAGCAACTTGAGTTAGAATCCGATCTTTACAAAACGATTTCCAAAATTGTTAGTCGAAATCTCGGAAGAGATGAAAAAGAAGCACGTGAATGTGAAAAAGCATTCGATATTATCAATAAATATCCGGTTATTGAGGAAGATTTTAGTCAGCAAAAAACTTTTAAACCTTTACATGTACAAGTCATGATTGGTGATGAGGTTGTAGCAGACATGAAACCGGAGAATGTACAACTTCGTCACCAAGATTACCAGCGTAATGCTATGTATGTTGAACAGATGAAGTACAGGCATACTTTCAATGAAACAAATATGGCTATTTATCGGAATACCTTATTTGATCAAGCTCCTGAAAGAATGTTTGATAAAACAGACATGATGAATCTCTTTAATGATGGTATTGGTGCAATTCTAGCACAAGATAAAGTACAGGAAATGTATATTCAAAGTGCACAAAGAGCAGCTCAAGTCTATAATAGAGATTCCTTTAGAGAGAGACTTTTCAAGAATAATGGCGTAAGAACCAGATCTAAAATGAAAGCTCTTGAACGCTATGCTGGGCGTTATGGTATTATGCCAGACGGCAGACCAGTAAGTCCTGGACATGATCCTGCAGTAGCTGATAGCTTCTCGTATAATCCACAAACTGGGCAGTATACTGTTACAGCTCCAAACTTTATGCGAGATAGACTAGAACGAGCTCGCGAATCGTTTATTAGATCTATCGATAGCAGCACATAAGGAGGTGATACGCTATGGCTAAAATAGATGTATTGGACATCTTAAGAGCAAAAAAGCAATCTCCTGCTGAATTTGAATTCGATAATCTGTGGATTCCACCAATATGGAATTATTTAACACCACAAGATATCGAAAGATTAAGATCTATTGCAACATCTGTCAGATTATCTTCTAAAATAGAATTAAAGTATAAAATGATAGATGACATTATGAGACCTAGAGGATTTAAAAGATTCTCTGCAGGTACAAACCGAATTGTCTATAGCTTTCTAGAAGATACAAGATTTCTAGTTAAAATAGCTGTAGATAAAGTTGGAATGCAAGACAATCCAATGGAATATCAAACTCAATTTCTGTTGAAGCCTTATGTGACGAAGATGTTTTATATTTCGCCATGTGGAACTGTAGGCTTCTCGGAACGAGTTCTGCCAATTAAGAATAAAGCAGAATTTAGAGAAATAGCCGAAGATGTGTTCGAAATATTAGTAAATAAAATCCTTGGAGAATACGTCGTAGAAGATGTTGGAACAAAGTATTTTATGAACTGGGGTATAAGAGCTGGCTTCGGGCCTGTATTATTAGATTCTCCATATGTATATAAATTAGATGGTAAGAAACTCTTTTGTACAAAAGAGGACCCCATCACACATATGCCATGTAATGGAGAAATCGATTATGATGCAGGATTCAATCATTTAGTTTGTGCTAGATGTGGGAAAATATATCTAGCAACAGATTTAAAGGATAATGACAATACAAACAAGATTATAATCAAAGGAGGATCTGAAATGAAAGTAAGTATCAAAAGAGGAGATGAAGTAATTTATTCTTCTATTTCCACAAAAGAGGTTATCGAAAAACCCGCCTCTCCTAAGACAAGTGGTTTGATCAAGGTTTCTATCGGTGGCGGATCTAAGTCAGTTGCCGAGGAAAAAAAGATTTCCAATGAAAGTGGCATTAAAGCTACTATTGGAAAGAAGGATGAATCCTCTAATATTCAGCCTAATAGAGCTGCTAATGGAAGATTCGTATCGAAAAATACAAATAAGAACACAGCCAAGACTACATCTTCCCCCAAGAAGGCTGAAGCAAAGACTGTAGTCGAAGAAGCTAAGGAAGAGACTGCTCAGGAGTTTATCTTTGAAGATGACACAAAGGTAAATGATGAAGTAGAAGTAGCAGTTCCCGAAGTAGCAACTGATGTTGCTACTGCTGAAGAAACTAATCTTGATTTCGAAGTTGATGAAGATGACTCTGATGAAGATGATACTTCTGATGCTGAAGAATCTAATTCCGGCACTTTTAGTTCCGATGACACTGACGATTACTCTATGTATGATGACGATGAAATGTTTGCCGGAACCCGTACTCCTATTCGTAGATCTAACAAGAGATCTTCTGATGGAGAAGGATCCAGATCTTCTTCCTATAAGAAAGGCAGCTCAAGCAAAGTTTCTAAGAAGAAGTAAGGAGAATCATTATGGCAAATTATCCAATGAATATTTGGGTAATAAATGAAAGTGAGTTCGATAGGTTTACGTTCACCGGCGGTAAGATTGTCTATATCGCCGATGAACCAGAACCAAAATTTAGAACTCATCCGGCTATCACAACAGCCGGAGCTTTATTGCCTCCATTCGAAGCAATCCAAGCGGAACTTGATGGCAATATATTTGAATCGAATGCAATGTATCAGCAATACCTTCAAAGAGAGGATGCAGATATATATGTATCAATTTTAATAGCAGCAGCCGTTAAACAAATTCCAATTGGAATAATGTTTGGTAGAGACGAGTTGAATATGCAGTTCCCAAAAATGTTTATAGACTATCTCTATCAATTTTATGGATTGGTCCTTGGCATTGATGGTAAAGTACAGCCATATATCGAAGAGGCAGCATTGCCTTTAGATTTGGCCAAGCTTTATAATATGAATATCATTGACTATCCGGCATTCTTAGAGAAGCATCCACCGCTTCCAATTCATCCATCCGCAATCTCGAAATTAGCATATGAGCAGAATCCTGCTATAAAACAAAAAGATTTTGAGCATTATGCAAAATATTTTGAAGATGCAAAACAGGCGGTTTACAAAAATGGTGGAAAATTCCTCGTAGACCCGCTAGTAGGAATATGATAATTTTTACACCTATACGAATTATACCTGTTGAGATGCTTGAATATAAAGGAATAAGACAGGTTGTTACGTACAACCTGTCTTCTTACTTTAGCGATGTTCCAACTCTCAATATGCTTATTCCGTCAACAGCTTATATTCCAGAGGAGAGTCTGGCTGGAGATTGTGATTTCCCAAGCTTTGATATCAGTTATCATAAGTATCTTATTGAAAATAATAATGCATTTATGCAGCTGATGAATATCATTATACCAGCATATCAATCTCCAGAAACACTTGTTCAAATTCTTGTAAATGATTCTCCATTTAGAGAAGCGTTTCAAGAATCTCTAATCAAACTTATTCAGCAACGATATGGTTACAATGTTTGTCGAGTAAACGAGATTGAAGATTTTATTTATGCTGAAGAATCAGACTTTAGCATACCTGGATTATTTACTTTGGATCAGGATATTGCTAGATGGCATACAATGGTTCCACTAGAAAGTGGTGATCCTTATGAATGATTTATGGCAAAAAATTAATTATCGAGCTCCTGTTCAGTATATTATAGATATGACTATACGGGAGTTCGATATAACTAAAGCAAATATTAGTGTTTTACGAGATGCTAATGTAATTACCGAAGAGTTGTATCAATATTTATACAGAGCTCCAAAACAAGAAAGATCTGTATATATTGGTAAGCTAGAAGGAAAACATCCAGAAATTGTGCCAGTTCTTAAAAGTGGAATCGAGAAAGCTAGACGAACTTTTATAGAAACTAATGGCATAGAAACTAATGAAGTTTTAGCTATAAGAAATGACGCTATTATGGTTATTGGCGATAGGCCTATTTCAAATCTCCAAATGACTGATAGAGTTGCATTTCGATTAGCAGCTGCTTATAGATCTTTTTATAAATTAGATTATATGGATTTCTTTTATAATTATGATCTTATTACTCGTACTGAAGTTTTAGATATAAAAGGATTAAGTGATGAATCTATTAAACTTCATAAGCAATTTATGCTAGATTTTCTAGCTGAACTTTTCTATACGGCTCAGATTGAAGACTGTAAGGGAGCTATAAGCATTTTAAACAATTTTTATAAACAATTTATCAATAAAGAATTAGATATAGGATTCTATAGAGAGTTGAATTCTCAATCTCAATTCAGATTTGTAAATTCAATGACTTCTGTTGGTAGATTGTATTCTGACAATTGTTCAAACTATGATAAGAAATATATAGACTTATCATGTAATGCGAATATATTAAGGCAACTAAACAGGATGTATTCTAGAGTCTATTTTAACAAAAGATGAAGCCACAAGCTGTTTATGCTTGTGGCTTTATTTTTTTTTAATTTGCTTCTTCATCGGCCATAAACTTGCTGTTATGCTCAACAACATAATCCATTACCTGGATATAAATTTTATCAGCAAGAACTTCAGCGATGTTTTCAATATTATAGAATAGAGAAATTTTATCAAGCGATGCAGAAGAGATTCTAGCAGAAACAATCTTTACAACATCATTTCGAATTTCTATTTCACGATCTTCCTTGATATACCCTTCTTCCATCGGCTCCAAGTGTTTAATCCGATAATCTTTGAAACACTCAGAAATAATTATGTCTAAAAGTTCTGGGATGCTCTTATCAATTTGAGAATTTACATTGATATTATATAGTGTAATTTCCTCAAGCTTTTTTCTATGTTTATTATTCAAGAGAATAACAACCGTAGCTAACGCTATCATAGTAAGTAGAAAAACTCCTACCATGATACAGATCACAATAAACTCATAATTTGGCACAATATTCACTCCATTCTTTTATTTGTTCCCTCAGTTGTAGTAGACCAGCATCATCGCTCTTGCCTTGCTCTATAGCTTTCTTTAAATAATAGAGTAACTTGAATGCAACATCCTGAGTCAATCCATATCTATATTTCTCAAGCAACCTAGGCCAGTTTCCAAAACACATGCTAGGATGTATAAAGAACTGGTTTGGATTATTATGATAAACTTGATGTGGTGTTTTAGACAGCATTACAAGTGCAATATTATTTGCTTTATGCTCTTCTTTCAAAGCTTGAACAATATCAAATGTGGTTACATAACCTACAGTATTTAATAAATGTTCCGTAATTAGTAGACATATATCAAATAGGGTTAAAATGGCGTGATGCATTTCAATATCCACGCCTTCCATATCAGTATGAATGAAACCATGAACTTGGCACCTATCCATTCCTAAACCAATTAAAAATCCTTTATAATTGCTATAAGTGGTAGAGTGTCTGAATCTTTGTTCGCAGTTTTTCAAGAATACTCTATATGTATCTATATCCATTAGACTTTCTCTTGTTTGATAAAAACTGATAGAAAAGGTGCTATTCGGACTAGTTATAATAGGATTCATATTCTCTTGATAAGATTCGATCCCAGGAAAAGGATTATAATTTTCCATCGGTCTAATCCCTCCTTTATATGTATTACTAAGATGTTAACCTGAAAGCTCGATACTCAATGGAATTGGGCATATCGGCAATATAAGATGGATAAGTTTAACAGTACTGAATCCACATAATAATAAGAAATTAATTGAGAAAGGGTGAGGTATATGTCTTTCGAGATTAGTAAAATATATACAGATAACCCTTATGTCGATGAATTAGTCTATTACACTAAATTACTAGGCATTGGGACTGTTCTAAAAATGCAGGATCAAGCTGATGCTGCAGAAACTGTTAGCTCGCTTAAGAATGCCGAGCTTTATATTTCGTGCTTAGAAGGCACGGCTATAATGGAAGTATTTCCTAATGATGCATTGGTAATGAGAGAGGCTCTGAATAAGGTTGGTATGACATCTGGCGGAGACTTTGGATCCTATGTTGCCAATAAGCAAAATTTTATTGATGACTATAGAAAAGGAAGAATCTCTAAAGAGGACTATGAAAAAGTAACTCAATATCATAGAGATTATTATATTAATAATTATGAAGAAGAAAATAATTATTATCGTATGCTTCATGGCCTTCCTAATTTTCCTGTAAAAACTCCAACAGAGTTTGATGATTATGTTGAAGATGATTTGGCAATGCTTATACCAGAAGATGTTTTCGATAATGCATTTATCACTTTTCAGCTTGAATCTTCTTTTGGAGGAGTAACAAAGCATCTCGGCCCTATTCATAGAATGAACGATTCAGAGATTGCTATATTAAACCAGTATGGTGTTATTGAAGAGATGATCAAGCTCAAGCCAACTACAAGACAGTATATGAAATATCTTGGTGATAAGAAAATTGATTATTATCTTGCTAGAAAAGCTTATAGATTTGATCCTCTTTATATACCTACTATTGAATCTGATGAAGTATATAGAATGTATAAGGATAAACTAGATTCGAACAAATTTTATGTTTTAAGAACAGTATATTCTGAGGCATTTAAATATGGATCGGATTATTATGATAACTTTATTGCAGCTCTCATTGTAATAATTACAATGGTTGATATCATTTCTAGAGTTCATGAATTTATTGCTAGAAAAGAAATCTTTGATATCAGGTCAGTTGAATATATCTTTGAATCTTATGGTGTACCATTCTTTGAAGAAATTCCGCTAAAATATCAAACTGCTATGGTTAAAAATATTCATACTCTTTTAAAGTATAAATCCACGTCTAAATGTATGATTGATATATGCTCATTATTTGGATTTGAAAATATTCAAATCTTTAAGTATTATCTTCTTAGAGATAGAAAGACAAATCCGGATGGATCATATTTTTATTCTACTAATGAGGATGGAGATCTTACTCATGATCCGACTGAAGAGTATGAACTAAGATTTATTAAAGTTCCGCTTGAAGATGACTTTGATCAATATAGCCAGGTATCTACAAATTATCTAGATTATGACGAAGTTGTTAATCAGGATTCTAAATGGAATGGCGGAGCTGATCATAATGAATTAGTAAAGTCTATTCTTAAAGAAGAGTTTAATGTTGTAAAAACAAAGTATATGTCTATCGACACAGTTTATGATGTAACCAAAATGTCGGTACAGCAAAGCTACTTCTTTAATATGCTTTACGATAGTCTTAAATATGAGACATCTATCAAACTACAAGTACCTTTTATTGATACTGCAAAAGAATTTGAAGTTGCCGATCTATTTACTTTGCTTACCGTCCTTACTTATCTTACTAATAATATAGAGGATATTATTATGGACACTTCTAGCAAAATTCTTTATGTAAATGGATTCAATTTCAAAGCAGATCTTGCTGCACTAGCTAGCGAAATTGCCAATAAAGAAAATTATGGCACAAGTGAGCTATCAAGCTTTCAGAAGCCTGTAAGCTCTATTCCTTCATTCAGTAAAATGATGGATATGTATGTAAATAATATGTCTGTTAGAGATACTCTTATTGAAGGAATGAAGAATGCAGACAATCTAACAATTTATAAAATTTATAAAGCATTATATGATTCCCTTATGACAGTTAGGTATACCACTAATTATTTCAAGATCAATCCTGTTGAAGTTGATGTTGCAAGCGGTAAACTTATTACATCCCAGGATCGTATAATTAATCCCGTTGAAGATCCTGATCGTTTGATAACAGATGCATCTATTATTTCTTCTATTAGAAATGGAAGTTATGCTGGCTCAGATTATTGGGAATCGAATGGTAATTACTACTATTACTACTTTGAAGATACAGATAATGGTCGTGTTTATTATGATTATTATCGTAATGAAAAAGGAGTTTATTGTGATTATTATAGAGAAACTATAGACGGAGAAAGAGTCCCCACATATAAAGCATATTTGGAGGCTAAAGAATTCGCTATATATGGAGTTATTGCTCAGGCATTGAGCTATACAGATGAAAACTCTAAAAATCAATATATTGCTACTGTTATCGATAGCGTTGTTTATGCTATGGAAGAATATATCGATTCTGATCAATTCCAAGCATTATTTGCAAATCTTCCTGCAATGGGAAGCGAGTCTGTAAAAAGATATATATCTCTAGTTATTGATTTCTATAAATCCTATAAAGTAGATTTCCTTGGGCTGAATACTATTTATACCATGGATGATAAGCATGAAGGATTAATAAAGATTATCGATGATATGAGAATAAATGCCATTTTCGATAGACCTGAATTTATTAATATTTGGGAGAAATTTGGAAATGCAATAGTTGGAACTACAAAAGATGAGAAGCTAAAACTTCTTGAAAAGTTGTATTTTGATATCTTTACCTTTGTATACTTTGATGGCCAAGTTGGAGACAATCATAGAGATATGCTTGTTGACGATACGAGAGTGATCAAGAGAGGTAAAAATATTGGTACGACAATTGTATCTGAAAAGATACATGATATCAATATCTTCTTTGAAAAAGAAGAGGTAATAAAATTACTTACTGACAAATTTGCAAATCTTCTTGTCAGCGTCAATCCTAAATTAAGAGTCGAATTGGTTGAGGCTTTGGTAAAAGTGCTTATAACTAAAAGACCTGAGGAGAATATTGATTTTGTTGAGAAATTTGTAAGAATATTAGTATCTAAATATTCAGAAGAAAATGTAGCACTATTGGATAAATTTACAAATGTTTTGGTATCTGTCAATCCAGATATTAGGGTTAAACTTATTGAAAATTTATCAAATGTGCTTATACGTAAAAATCCTGAAGAAGATATTAATCTTAATGAATCATTTGATGATATGCATGTGGATATAAGTAAAGATGAGAATATTGAATTGCTTTCTAGCCAATTGGCCAAATTCTTAATCACAATCACTCCTATTGAACGTGTATATCTAATGGAGAATATTGCAGAAATTATTATTAGCAAGGCTCCTGAAGAAAAGATAAGTTTCTTTGAGAAACTCTATTTTGATATTTCAACCTTTGTGTATTTCGATGGTCTACCTGGAGATAACCATAGGGATGCTCTTTCAGAATCTGTACAGCTTTTAGAGGATCTTGTTCAAATTTATTCATATATTGAGAAAGATGACAGTATAATGCATATAAAAGATGTATTTGCCACTCGTATAACTCATACGGCTTATAAGTCTGGACTTAAGATTACTGATAGTGTATATATGAGCAACGATGATATTTATGAAGAAAAGGTCAAAATTGCTGAAATGATTGCTTCTATCGGCATAAACATTCAGCTAAAAACTATCATTAATTCTTCTATAGTTGCTGCAAATGACAAGAAGGATTTGTATGATATTATGAATGACTATATCTTTGCTATTGTAAGTAGCGATCATAGAAATGATGCTATTCATTTGATTGATTGTCTTGCAGTAAATGCTTCTTCTAAGAAATCTGATAATATAGGTATCTATGATAAGCTTTGGATTTATAACTCTATAGCTTAATTTTCTATTCTTAAAGAAGCATAATTCAAACATATAATTAAACTATTTAACGACGGTTTACAACACATGATGAAAATATAAGGAGGCTCTTGCTATGAATAATACAGTGAAAAGCTTATATGATGGGTTGGATACAAGAGACCAACTCAACAGACGCCATTCAGCATTCGATACTTCTATCGATGTAAGAAATTCTGAAACTGGTGAATATATTTTTAAAGGTTTGAGAAATAAAGTAATTCTTCCTGGTTCTGGTCTTATTGCACACAAGCTATTTGATATTTTCAATAGTGATGATACTGCTAAGCCCGAAGAGGAGATTACTGTTTCTTATGACAAGGCGATGGCTTCTATCATGAAGTATACTGGTTCCGAAACCGCTCATGATGAGGAAGACACTGTTGCAAATGCTAATAACCACAAGGTTCTTCTGTTCTGCTGTGGAACAGATGGATGTAATGGTGAAAGCTTTACCGTAAATCCTGTATCTTATAAGATGTGGACAAAGCCTGAAGCTCTTGTTCCTTTCAGATGCAGCACTGATGATATCGATAGTTCTCTTAGAGATACCTATTTTGGTCGTTGCGAGCAGACTATTGGATCTAAGAATTATAAGACATACTACTTCAAGAAGTTTGATCAGGCTCCTGTTCTTAAGCAACAGTACGTAAATGGTGACGAAATCACTAGTTACGATTATAGCGATGCTACTGAGCAGGAAGTTGAAACTTTTGTAGAACTTAGCCTTAAGATTACTAAGGAAGATATCAGAGAGTACTTTATTGCTACGACTGGTATTGAGGGCGCAAAGATTAATACTATTTCTCTTTGTAGCGCATATCCTGTTAAGGGAAGTGATGGTTATACTTATTATAAGGATATCCGTCCGCTTACTAAGCTTAACTTCCCCAGCGAGTCTCTTATCGATACTTCTAAGGGTATTGATATTATCTATCACATCTACATGTAATATAATTTCCCAGATGAGTCGAATGGCTCATCTGGGGTTATTTTAAGATTATATGCATACTTACATCAAGATAATATGAATTTTCAAGGAAAGGAGATTTCTTTATGGGTTCATTAAATATTGAAGAAATGAGTCGAGAAGACCTTATTGAATATATAAAAATGCTAGATGCTGATTTGGATAAAGAAAAAGCTTTAAGATCTAAAGAGGCTGAAGATTATAAAGCTCTTGAAGAAGAGTATGAAAAAGAAATAGCAGAATTGCACCGAAGTTTGACTCAAGCTAATGGAAAAATAATATCCCAGAATATCACGCTTGAGTCTTATAAAAGTAAAATGGGAATACCATTGATTATTGAGGGATCGGAAAAAGATTTGTATACAGATGAACAAAAAGAGTTTTTAATTTCTTTAGTAGCTAATGCTATGAATAGTTATGAAAAATTTACAAGACCATATAAAATATGTGAATCTATATTAAATGCAAATCACTCATCTAAACGAAAAGATGAACTTAAGGAAGCTCTCACTACTATATTTAGTTCATATGTGCGAATTGATAGTAAAGTTCATCAGGCTGTACATACATTAGGAATGAAACTAACCGATTGCGGTAATGGTCATTATAAATTATCGTTTATTAATGACGATAGATGGAATATATCTATCTCTGCAACACCGTCAGATTTTAGAGCTGGCCAAAATGTAGTATCAGATATAAACAAAATGTTCTTTTAATAGAGATACCGAGACCATTGGTATCTCTATTATTTTATGCATTGAACAAATGAATAAATGAAATAGAGAGGAGAGAAATATAATGGCTATTAATAAGCGCGTCTCTCGCGAAGTTAAAGATATAAAAGATATCGAATTTCTTCTAAATCTTAAAGAAGACGATATAACGACTACACTTATTATGGAATTATTTGGTGACTTTGGCAAGCATCAATGGTTTAATCCATATGACATTATAACCGTTCCAACTGGAAGATATGGTGGAAAATTGCCTAATGGAAAGGATAAGAAGAATAAAGCTCCATTTACAACAACTGTGGGAAGACTTATATTTAATAAGTATTTCATCGAAGGAGATCCTGAACTTCTTAATTTCTTTGGATTTATAAATTATAATGTATCTAAAAAGACTTATGGAAAAATGTTTGATTCTATAGGTTATGCAGTTCTTGAAAATGAAATTTCTATAGATGCATATAAGAAATTCTGTAAAAAGAGTCAAAAGTTCATGCCTTACGTAAGCATTCTATCTCCAAACCATTCAGATAATATGCTTACAATTACAAAGCAGATTAATAAAAAGAAAGCTGAACTTATTAAAGCTAATCAAGAAGCTTTTGATAAAGGTGATGTTATTGTCGTTGATAAGGTAAGCAAAGAACTCTTAGACTATGCAAGAGAGCTTATGAAAGACGATCCTGCAATGGATATGTTTCTTTCTGGGGCAGGCGGTTCTTTTGAAAATAACTTCAAAAACATGTTCATTATGAGAGGATCTGTACAGGATCCTGACCCTAGAAAGAGCTATAATATTATTACATCTAATTATGTAGATGGAGTTTCAAAAGAAGAATACTCTAAATTAGCAAATACACTCGCAGCTGGTCCTTACTCAAGATCTAAAAAGACTGAGTTAGGAGGATATTGGGAGAAATTATTTATGTCTTCTTTACAGCATGTAATACTCTTAGATCCAGATTCAGATTGTGAAACCAAGAGACATATAACTCTTAAGGTTACAAATAAAAACATCAATTCTATTATGTATTGCTATGTCATTAATAATGATGGTAGCCTTACAGAAATTACATCTAAAAATAGAGATAAATTTATAGGTAAAGAGGTTAAGCTTAGATTCTCGTCTATGTGCGAAGCAAAGAATGGTATTTGTAATAAGTGTGCCGGAAATCTATTTTATAGACTTGGTATTAGAAATGTCGGGGCTTCTACTCCTCAAATACCTTCAAAACTTAAAGTGCTTTCGATGAAATTGTTCCATGACGATCAGCTTAATTTTACTGAAATGGATCCTATGGCAGCATTTTGCCCAGATGATTAAAAATATAGTACGATAGACTTATATAGTCTATCGTACTTTTTATTATTCGTAAAGATTATATAAAATAGTCATATATTATAATCGTGAGACAAACAAATAATATATGTCTCAGAAAACCACAATTTTCAAATAAAAGGAGAATGAAAAATGAGTACAAACTTTACCCTTGGAACTGAGTTCTTTAAGAAAGGAACTCCTGTAGGAGCTAGCGCAACAAACTATCTCCTTAGCAACCCCAATGAGCTTGTTTCTGCTATTAGAAACATGACCGAAGTCGAAGGCACCAAGATTAATTATATCAAGAATGTCTTCGTTATTAATGACATAACTGTGGAAGAAATTACTACAGACAATGTCCAGGCGGCAATTCGCCAGTTTGCAAATCCTCTTTTCGAAAAGGACGCAATCGTTCTTGCCAGAGTAAACTACTCTGGGGTTAGCACCACTGAAGGAAGAAAGCATTTCTCTTGCTTTAACCTTTACAATCTTACAGATGATATTCTGGATTTTTCGTATCCCGAGGATGCAAGAAAATTTGGAAACTGTGAGATCTTCATCTATATGAACAATATGGGAAGAAAGTTTATCAATGATCTTTTCTATATTCGCGCTCAGAAGGTGATTTGCCTTGCAAACGGTAAAGCTCGTCTTGAGTATACTAATTACAATGCAAATAATATTTCTACCGCTCCCAATAGCATCTATGCAGCATTCAAAACAATGAATCTTGCTCAGATGCTTAATGAGAATTCGTTCATTACATACATCACCAATGTATATACTGATGGTGATAGCGATGAGTTTGAAACTTTCTATGATATGGAAGCTATTATTGCTTCTATTGATAAAGGACAGCTTATCGTATCTGAAGTAGATCGTAAGTATCTTCCTTATGCTCTGGATCTTGGATTTGTATCTCTGAGCAATGATGGTAAGAGCAAAACTCTTCGAATTGTTTATACAAACAAATCTGGAAAAGCTTACACTCAGTCAATCTGAGTGTAGGGAATGAAAGAAACCGGAGGGCAATAGTCCTCCGGTTTTATTTTTATATATTTTGTTTTAATAATATATTATAAATATGAAAGAAGTAAAACTTTCAATAATAAAAATTATATAAAAGGAGAATGAAACAAATGGCAAAAATTCTTACAGATCGAAGTTTTATTAAAACACTTGGTAAAGATAACCAAGTAAAAGAAGCTATCAATCTTACCGATAGCAACATTGATTTTAGCAAAGACCCTACAACGCGTGTAGGAAATGAAAGCATTATTCAGTCTGTCGTAAGACATCTTTTAGCTTCCTACTATACGGATTATCCTGATCATGATATTATTGTAAACAAACTTACTGTTATCAATAGTTTGGATATTGCCTATGATCATGATATGGATACGATTAGAAAACTTCTTGTAGGCTATATGGTTCGTCAGCTTTCTCCAGAAACTCTTCTTGTGTTTCATTTCCCTGAAACACCCGAGTTTATGATTGACGAAAAAGATGCCCTTTCTATTGAAACTGGGGATCTTGGTCTTTACTGCTTTAGTAAAGATGTATGGGATATTTCTGAATTCCTTGGCATTGACATTGAGGATAAAGAATGCGGACATTATGCCTTTTATGCCGGTAATAGTGCCGGAAATACTATGCTTCATGCTCTTCTTGAGAGTAGAAGAAAATATTTTCATACCTTTGAGAATAACGGCACCTATGTTTCGTGGATGAGCAATCCAATTAACTTGAAGAGTGAGAGTGTATATGATACTATCTCTTACGAAGTTAAGCAGCACATCATGGATAATATTCCTGATGCTAAGGATAGATTTTATTATATCATTACTAAGATTCATAATGATGTAGAGAAATCTAATTTTGAAAGTGATCATGATATCATCACGATGTTCGATAATGACCTTTATTTTGGTGCTGAGGAATTTATCTGTACTCGTACGTATGATGATGCTGCATTGGAGAAATTCTTGTCTATCGGATTTAGAGAAATCAAAGATATTAGCCGTGTTAAAGACAACAAGGCTCACTTCCTTGTATTGGATAATGGTTGTGAAATTGCGGACTTCCTTATTTCCAAGTATTCTTTATCTGATGATTCTATGAATATCGTCAAAGTGGAAGAAACTAGAACAGATGTTATTACGGAGCAATATGCTAATAATGCTTCTATTTCTTATTATAGAGCATATGCTAAAAATGGAGATAAGAATGATTTTCTTGCAAGAGATGTTTTGTCTTTTGGTGATATTTTGAAAAATAAATTCGATCAGGTTATTATTATCAGCTATGTAAATCCTGGCAATGGTGCTCCGAAAGAGCTTTTTGATGAATTTGCAAAAGCTCATAAAGATGAAATTATTCTTCTTAGAATCGGTTATGATTGTGATGAAAAGGAATCTTATATCAATGGAGAATTTTGTGAACTCATAGCAGATGCAGAAGATGCTGGATTTAAGGATATTAATAATCTTTGTAATTTTGAATTTAGCACTCCCTTCCTTTATAGAAACGAGAGAGCTAGAGAATTGCTCAGAGCAATTGTTAGATTCGAAATTCGCCAGCATTCTGAAAATTTCGTATTTGAAGATGTTGCAAAAGATCTCACTGAAAAGAAAGATTCTTAATTACTAAGAAAAATTGCACAATAAAGAGGGTTTTTAACCCTCTTTATTTTTTTTTTGATTAATTGCAAACAAATAACTGTTCAACTATCTTATAATACCAAATTTAGGAGGTAAATTATCATGTCTTTAAACAACAAAACCCCAATAGTTATTTCTAGAAAAGAGTTTGGCTTGATTAGACTTCATTTGAATTGTGCAACTAAAGAACTGGATAAGTTTATTGCGAATAATGCAGCCGATCTTAATGCTATTACTCCTTTTGAGATTCGTCATTCTACTGAGACTATGGCAGATGCTGTAGAGGTTCAGGAAAAAGACAATGTTATGTCTAATTATTTCATTATCAGTATTGGTGATGATGCTCCTTATCATGTGCAGACATTTAACGATGCATTTAAGGAGAAATTTATTTCTATTATTGAGCAATTTGGATATGATTTTAAATTCCGTAATAGAGAAAGAGATATTAATAATCATAGCATCGAGCTGAATAATTCAGTCCGTTATCCTTTCCTCAAGATCTATGCAGATATAAAGGATAATTGCATAAATATTAAAATCGATGTCAAACAAGTGTTTAATTGTGATAAACATGGCAAGATTGCTACTAAGATTCTTGCTTTCTTAGAAAAGTATCTTAAGCCTATTGCAATTAAAGTAAATAATGCAGTTGTTGGATTCTTCAAGAAGATTATTAATAAGATTAAAAAGATTGATACAACTGATAATAAGGAGGACGGCAGCAATGGCTAATAGAGGTCCTGTAGTTGAATCTACAAGCTCTCAAGTCGTTGTCACAGTCTTCAGTCTTGATAAATTTAGTAGAAGTTTTAATAGAAAGATAGATTTATCTTTCGATGTGCTAAAGAGAAGAATTGAAGGGTTTACAGTTGTAGATTCTTCCCATTTGAATGGCCCATCAAGACTTTCTATGATTGAAGATTTCAAGAATGGTCATACGATTCATTTTAAGAAAAATATAGCAATTACAATTGAACCGCCGGAAGATTTCGCTTATACAGAAACTGCAGAAAAGAATTTAATGAATCGTATATCTAAAATCTTTAGAAGCATTATTTATGATGATGATACTTTTGAAATAGGAATATCCTATAAGATGTCTCATAAATATGATCAAAAGAAAGATATTTATATTATTCTTCTTGAAGTGGTTTCTACAAACTCATTTATAATAAAACCATCTAAAAAGTGAAAGGATAATATAAAGAAAATGACAACGCGTGAAAAAGAACCCTTTAAAATTGCCGCAAGTGATTATGCCAATATGAGCTGTTGGCTAAAAATACTTGTGGATTGTATACATAAAATTGCTAGTAATAGATTCCCATATGGCTTTGTATCTATTGAGTCTTCCGAATCCGATATAGTTACAAAACATCTTTCAGACTTTACATCAAAGAAATATGATGAATGCTTACATCATAAAATTACCATTTGGGTTGATGTCAATCATGCCAAAGAACTACAAGTCTACTTAAGGCATGCCTTAGATGAAGCTTGTAAAACTAGCTGGCCATTTGGTATTGGGCCTGCTGATAGAGATCAAGTTGTTCTCTTTTACCATAATAAAAATATTATCACTAGTATGACAAATCCAGGAATTCATTGCAGTGCTGCTATATCACCATTACCAAAAATAAAAAATGGGTGTGGCGAAAATGCGATGATAACAATAATTACTAAATGCGAGGTTCCTCTCGAACTTCATGAAGTTAGTTTCTTTGATAGACTTAAGAAGTTTTTTAAAAGAAAGAAAAAATCTTAAGTCTAAAATGAATATATATTATAGATTAGAGAAGTAGAACTTTGTCTACTTCTCTAATTTTATTTTATTCACAAAGGAGAATGAAAACTATGGCAAGAGGATATGAAGATTTATCCAGACGAGCACTCATCAATCTTGGACATGATTTTGATGATGCAAATGATGCGGAACTTATGCAGTTCCTGGCAGAGAATGATGATAAGTATGAAGGCATCAGACCTGTCGAAAAAATTATTGCTAGAGCTGATCAGCTCAAAGACTCAGCTGCAGATTGTGCTGCAGAAGTAAGAGGATCTATTCGCAATGCTGCGGATAAGCTTCTTGATAACGTTATTGATACACTGGCTTCTCTTGTAAACAAAGAAGGAGATAGCAAAGTTATTTCAATGGAGGATACAGATAATGGTTGAAGTAAGAATTGTTAGTAAAGCAACAAATGAAGTTGAGATTATATATCTCGATTATAATGTTGCTGGGACTGTTTCTGAAGGCCTTTCTGCTTTAAGAAAAGTTTGTAATAGAAGTGAATCTTCTAGCCTTGTAGATATTTCTATTAAAAGTGTTTCAAATGACACTAAGAAATTTTTCGAAGGTAAAGTATTAAACAAGGGTCTCGAACTTATTGATCCTGCTTCAATTTATGAAGGAGGATACAAACTATCTGAGGCTATGATCGATGTAATCACTAATGAATGCTCTAATAATGAGAATTATTGTGTGCATTTCTACAATACTATGAAATCTGAAGCTATTGAAGAGAACTTCGTTAGTGGTTCTGATTTTGATGCATTTAAAGATTTCATTTATACTGTAATGACAAAAGTTATTGCAGATATGGAAGACCGTCTTTCATCATTAAGTCGAATTTCGGTAGATATTAAGCAATTAAAATTAGCAAATGAAGGAGATAGCGAATGAAAAGATTTCCAGATGCTGTGGCAGAATATTATATATCTAGCGACAATATTTTAGGATATTGTGAAATAGGTTCTGCAATATATGGTGTACAAATGATAAAAGGCGTATCAACAATAGAATCTGTAAAAGTATTCTATGATAAGATTATCGACTATAATGAATTATACACACCTTTAAACTATTTTGATCCTATTAAATGGATTATCATATGCAAAGAATGTGAAATAGAACTTCCTGCTATTTTTGAAGATATGATTGATGAAATGGTTCATAATGAAGATTATTGTGATTTTATTATGGATCAATTTGAAAATTATTTCAGATCAGATCTTAGTGTTGCTAAAACAGAAGTTCATTCTCGAGTTTTTGAAGTATTTCAATATATTTGTAATACTGTTGTAGATAGACTTAATAGAATTATGAAAATCGTTAATGAAAACTACAATAAGTATAAAATTGCTAATATAAGCGATGCAAAGTTCGAAGATAAACCATGTGATAAGAAAGGAGAAGATTCATCATGTTAGAAGGACACATTCCTGTAACAGATAAAGATCTTGCAACAAGATCAACATCTACTAAAAATCCGCCCCTTCCAAACTTCTGTTCATCAGAAACAGTAAATAATGAAAAGTATATCGCAGTAAAAGTCAAGAATATTTCTGATAGAGCTGTTGAAATATGCATAAAAAGAAAAGAAGGAGTTATTGATCTAGCCTATTATGAGCTTGGAAGTACTGTTCCATATGAGCATAAAGAAGGTGAAAATCTTATTCATCTTAGGGTTGTAAATAGACTCGAAGTAGATGAAGAAGTTAGATACTCATTATCGTACTTTGATCCATATTATTGGATTAAGTATTGCTATGATAATGCTGTTGCATTTCCTGTAGTATATTTCGATATGCTCGTTAGAGAATTTGTCGAAAATGAGAAATATAGAGAATATCTAGTAAAGAAACTTATTAAATTAGAGAAAGAGTCATCTGATTTGGATATGTCTTATTATCTCAAATTCTATAATAAAGTAATTGAAAAAGCTTTATGGTTTAAAGAGCAAGAAGATCATAGAGTCATGATTACTTTAAAGTAAATAGATATTATATTAAGGCATGAATGTTATTGGCTTTGTCGATTTATACTCATGCCTTAACTTATTAATATAGGGAGGTGTACACGCATGCAAATGAAGGTAAATACTAGATATTCACGGTCAAATGAATTTGACTATGAAACTAGACTTGAGCGCGTGAATTTAGATGAAGAACGCCGTCATGATGTATTGACAGGTAATGGCTTCATTGTTAGTTCACCAAAAGCAATTAAAGATGATATTAAAGATCCGAATGGTATTTTCTCGACTAAGTACGGTCCTGGTCTTCAGGATGCAAATGCTTTCGGCAATAGATATCGTTGCAAATGTGGCCATACCACATCTAGATTCTATCATGGTCTTACATGTGAAGTATGTGGAGAAAAGGTAGAATTTAAAGATGATAATTTTAGCATGTTTGGCTATATTTGTCTTAAAGATCCGTATTTTATTATTCATCCTAATCTTTTTATGTCTTTAGCTTTCTTTATTGGAGAAAAGGATTTTATGGGAATCATTACTCCTGATGATAGAAAAGATGAAGATGGTCATGACCTTGAAATTAAGAGACCAAAGGATGAACCTTTCCGAGGAATCGGAATGATTGGCTTCCATGATCAGTTTGACGAGATCATGGAATATTATTATCATAAGAAGCCTAACAAAAGGGATTATTATGAAAGTATTATGAATGATAAAGAAAAAGTATTCATTCAGTCAATTCCTGTATTTACAATTCATTTACGTCCTTATAGACTTGATGGTGGAGTATTCCATTTTGAAGGTACTAATGCGACGTATAATATCATTGCAAACTTGGCAGCAAGAATCAATGATGATAAAACTAAAATGAATAGAGAGAAGAAACCAAAGAATCAGCTTCTTTTCGATATGCAAATGAAATATAAAGAGCTGTATACTGAATTAACAAAAATTATTTCTGGAAAGAAAGGTTCTATTAGAGCACTCTTTGGCGGAAGATATAATTTTACTGCACGTTCAGTTATAGCTCCTGGTCCTGATTTGAGAATTGATGAAGTATGGTTAAGTTATCCTTGTCTTTGCGGATTGCTTGAGCAAAGAATAATCAATATCTTGCACAAGACCTATTTCATGAAATATAATGATGCATATAAACTTCTTCATGAATCTATGCATCAAGAAAATAAAATTATCCGTCAAATTATTGATGGTATTATTGCATCAACAGAAAGAGGAATTCCGTTATTGATTAACCGAAATCCTACAATCTCGTATGGCGGTATTTTGCAAGTCTATTGCACAGGAATATCAAAAGGATATACGATGTTGATTCCGCTACCGGTACTTGAAGGACTGGCTGCGGATTTTGATAGAAAACTGTCCTTATGCGAAAGCATAAGCCGATGTGGTTAATTGCTGGGAGTCTAGTCTGAAAATGATCATGATAATCAGCAGCGAAGTAAGATTTATATGGCAGGATGGCGAAATTGGAAAACGCAGTCGACGGCCTTATATCGTTTACGTGGCTACCCCCGTGATATAAGAGTCGATTTACTGGTTCTAGTCCAGATCCAAACTGAGGTGTTCGAGCCCCTCTCCTGCCACCAAATCTTAAACGTTCAACGACTAGTTAGTAATAACGTAGAGCCCAAGCTTATGGGGTTAGGTTGTGTTTGGAAAGCACGTGAGTCCTATTAAATCGAAATGCTACAGTCTCATAAGAGATAAGATATAGTCTCAACTTATATGGAAACATATAGCAGTTCATAAGAGAACGGTATAGATGTTGCGAATCTATATGAAGATAAATGGGTGACACATTGAATATCCTTTTAATCATCAACAAAGACTTTCAAGAAGCAGCAGAGAATGTATTTAATCCGAGAAATGCTATGTATATCTCTAAGAATGATGGAATGTTTAACAATTCCTACAATCATAAGAGAGATAGCATTATCAATATGAATACTCTTTGCCAACTTAGCAGAGCTCATTATACAGAAGAGCAGCTTAATAGAATTAAGATAGCTCAGAGCCGTGCTTAATAAATGTAAAGAGTTCTACTGTAAAAAAGTAGAACTCTTTATTTTTTTTAATATGTGAATTGATGATATATTATAATATTGATAAAATTAAGTATTAATTCATATATTTAAGGAGAATGGAATTATGAAATATGGCTATATTTTTGTGCCTGAATCGTTTAGAAAGGATAAAGATTTTTTGGCACGAACTAAAGAAGAACTTGGTGTAGATGAAATGAGAATTGAATATGGTGAGAATGTTACTCAGAGACCAGAATTTGATGACATTATGTCTACTATCAAAGAAGGCGATATTATTGTTACACGTAATATTTGCCATCTTTCTCATACCGGTAAAAATTTTATATCTTTATTGGCCAATTTACAAGCTTTAAAAATAGATCTTGTAGTAACAGAACAAGGCATAGATACTCGAGATTCAATTAATCTATTTGCTAATGTATTCAAAGCTGCTGAAGATCTTGATAAAGATTATTTAAGAAAAAGGCAAGCAGAAGGCATAGCATTAGCAAAGGCTAATGGTGTATATAAAGGACGAAAACCTATTGATATCGATGAGACTTTATTGAAAGAGACTATGGATTCCTGATGATAATGATGCTCCTCCTATAGAAGAGTATTACGAAGACGAAATTCAAGTTCAAGAAAAAGAAATTCCGGATACTATTCCTGAATTATTGTATTTAAAGTATGAAAATATTAAGAATAAATTTTTAAAAGTATTCGATGCTTTAGATGCTATAAGAAATCTTCCTAGAAATGCAAATAAAAGATGCTATATGGCATATAATATTGTATTGTCTATAATAAAGCATTATCTTAATAATTGTGATAATAGTAATTATTTCAACTATGATGAAGATGCGATCCATTATTCTAATACTATAACACCATTTTATATTTGGCGTATGTGCAAGAAAATATATCAATTTGATAATGATTTAGCAGATATGGTCAAACATTTGGAAGTTAATAAGTTGGATATGGATCCTAATATGTTTGAAAGATTACCATATTTAGGTATGTGCATGATAGCTATTGTAAATGACGAAGAAAAGGCAATTTTTGTTTGTCTCGACAAACGTCCGGTAGATGACTATAAATGCATATATTTCTATTCACTAGATATTGACGTTCTTAAAGAAGAACTTTCAAAGGATACGGTATTTACAGCTCCTATTAAATATTATCTTCCATTAATAAAAGGAAAAACAATAGAAGAGTGTATTAAAATTGGAGTTGAACGAAATCATGATCCTATTGAAGAGTATTATGCTGAGAGTCGAGAAGATCATATACATCAGTTTACAAATCTTCTTATGTATATCTTGGCAAAGAATGCTGACATAAGTAAGCATAAAAAGTTTATAAGATCTATAAATAATAGCAAGCCTACTATTGAGCAGGTTGATATAGATTATAAGCTCGATGAATATCATGAAGATCTAGCAGATGTAATGCATGTCGGAATTACGATTGGAGATCGTATCCGTGAAAATGCCACTATGCTAGAATCTATTGGAACAAAAAGAGGTCATAGGGTTGGCGTTAAAGGAAGCCATAAATCTAAAATACCTCATGTTCGAAAGGCGCACTGGCATGGTTACTGGTGCAAGAATAAAAGAACTGGAGAAAGACAATTGGTAATGAAATGGGTTGCCGCTATTATTGTAAATGGAATGCAAGCCAAAAATATCAATCTTAGCTCCATAAGTAATTAACTTTTAAAGGAGAAAAATAATGGACAAACAAACCTTAAAGAATCTTGTAAGCCCACTTATTGGACAAGTGGAAATGCTTTCAAAAGTTCAAGATATGACTTTTAAGATTTCTATGGAAAGAGATCTTAAACAAGTTGGACTTATCAGCAATATCTCTAGCATTTCTAGCTCAGACAGAAATGCTGGTCTTTCTGCATTTAACAATCTTCACAATGCCTGCTTTGATCTTTTAGAGAAGGCAGATTGCATTAGAAGTATTTTCGTAGAATGCTATATGTGTCAAGCATATCAATTTAGCATTACATATGAAAATGGGGAGTTTAAGAATGGAGCTCCTATTATGAAGCATTTAATATATACAAACAGAGGAGAAGTATTATGACATCAAAAGAAATTGAAGGCCTTATGATGCCTGTTTGCGATTTGGTAAAACAAGTCTGTAAGAAAGATAAGAATTTCGGTATTATAATCAGTAATATTGAAAATACAGTATCTATTCAAACTGATATTGAAGATGCTGTTGCCGATCGTGCTACTATTTATGCAATTCATAGTACATGTTTTTACACATTAAGCCAATATGAAGATATTAAACGCATTAGTTTTATCCATGCAAAGGGTCAAACGAACTGCACTTGTATTGTAGATTTTCATGAAATAGAAGGATGTATTCCTTTAGAATGCACTTCGCATAAATGGACATCAATTCGTATTGAATTGTAATCCTTTAGTAGTATAATCACATATTATAATTATGAAGCACCACAAATAAAATGCTTCAAAAATAAACAATAATAAAAGGAGAATGGAAAATGAGCAATTCCACAAGAATCACAGCAAACCTTAACTGGAAGAGAACAGCTTCTGGTTATACAGCATCCGTAGTTTTTGACGAGGATGCAAAAAAGAGAGGATTGAGAGTAGATCTCGATTCTGTTCCTATGGGAGTAAGTAGAATCTCTCAGGGAGAAAATAGACTGGACTTTCATGCAGATTTCGGTTCCGAGATTAGCGTAAAAGATACAGTTTCCTTTATCGCTTCTAAATAATACATACTTTAAAAAGGAGTGATAAAATGAATAAGCACGTGTCCATCATAGGTGCTCACGTAAAGTATTTCGATTTTCTTGGAGAAATGCATTACGGAAGCATCATTGCAGTTGAACCTTCACCAAATCCTGAAGAGCCATACCTCTATATCAGTGATGAAGATGAAGAATTCAATACTCATGAAGATCTGGTCAATGGTACAATGATCAGATATGCTGAAATTAGAATCAGCAGCGAAGTATGCCTTGATAATTAAAAAGGAGGAACCCTATAATGAATAGACTACCACTTATCATTGCCGGCTTTCCTGGAGTTGGAAAGTCTGAAGCAGGAAGACGTTTACCTGGAAAGGTAATTGATCTCGAATCATCTGATTTCCATTGGATAGTACAGCCTGATGGAAAGAAGGTTGCTCATCCCGAGTGGCCCGATAATTATATTCGAGCTATTAAAGCATTAGCTTTAGAAACAGAAGGACTTAAGAACTATAAGGATCTTGAGTTCATCTGTATATCTACTCATGCTGAAGTCCTCAGTAGACTACAGGATGATTGTATTGGATTCTTTGTTGCATACACAACAGCAACAAAAGAAACTATGATCAAGAGATATATCGACAGAGGAAATACTCCCGAATTTGTAGAAAAGCTTTTCGCAAATTATGATGCTTGGATTGAGAATATCAAAGCTCACGATGAATGGCATAAACTTGTCATTGATGAAAATGCTTTTCTTGGAGATTTTCTTGCTCTTGATGATGCATGGGATATTATCATGGATTCTATTGCCGATGATAATATGACAATAAACTTCAATGTTGTCAACCCCAAAAATGATAGTGCAGTTTAATTAATTTAAAATAAAGACAGGTCTAGCACCTGTCTTTATTTTTTTTGTATATTTGATAGCCTTGAACATAGAAATAAGAATTTAAAGGAGGGATGAAATTATGGATAAATCGGAGTTTACAAGATTCACAGCATCGGATTTAGATCAAATTCATTCTAAGACTTTATATAGAAGCATCTGTGTTCCTAGTACAGTACAGGCATATTCTCTCTGTATAGAGTATGTAAAGCAATGGTTCCTTTCGAAATTTAATAAAGATTATTTTAAATCAATTTATGTAGAAGGGAAAAATATATATGACGATTTTAGATCGCTAAGTAAAGTTGATCTTATTAAAAGACAAAAGCCGTCTCTTACAATTACACCGTCATTTTCATGGGATTTTAATGATGAAAATATAGATGCCTATCCTTACGGCATGGAACTATACACTCAGACTGGAATGTTTAAAAATTCTTTCTTTTCATGTAAAGAAACTGATTCTTATCTTGGCATAGGATTAGAAACAATACTTATGCCTTTTAATTTTAGGATAAGATTAGAAACTAGAGCTCAGCAGCTAGATCTTTATAAGTTTATAAAGATGGCTTGCAGAGTTGGATTTACTTGTGGAGAAGATACAAATCTTGATTTTCATATTCCATATCCATTAATGATTCAACTAGCTAAAGATAATGGATTTACAACTACTGAAGAAAAGCTTGATGGAAAAGTAGTAAGGGAAAGAATTAATGAAATTCCAAGATTTTTACATTGGCTTAATTCACATAGTGTTCTGCCTTTTCTTTATAAGCATCGAACTCTTAATGGAAATAATGAATTCTTTTTAAGAATGACAAATATGTATGTACACTTGAGACCAACAGATATTTCTGCAGATGATGGTGAGCGAGAAGGACAAATGACAAACAATTTTGCTATCGAACTTTCTGTAGAAGTAAGATTCCCTGCCCCGAAAATGTATGCATATTATTCAAATAATGAGCATGAACTAAATACAATTTATAGTAGCTGGTTCCAGACTGGAGGACCGGTAAGCAATTGCTATACATTTAAAGAAATAGAAATCCCTGAAACCAACAGATATGGATGGGATCTTTATATGTCTACAACTTATGAAGATGATGATTTTGTTCTTACTGAAAGCAAGCTTAATATTGATTTAAGCGAATTACTTGAAGGAGATATTGGTCGTTGTATTGTAGACTGTATAGAAAAAGGCATTTCTCCTTCTATATTCTGTGAATTTTTATTCTATAATGGAGCAGAATATATTACTGGAAACTTTGATTGGGAAAGCTTAAAATTTGAAAGTGATGAGCTTGTAAGATCTCCTAATACATATATAGGTATTTATGTAGATAAAGCCTATATTGCCAATTATATAACTTCAATCTCTGGATCAGACAGAGTGAATAAGAGTTAAAAGCAATAAGGAAGAGAATCGCTATGATTCTCTTCCTTAATTTTATTCATTGTCTTCAGAATCAGAGACGACAGTGATCTGAGGACTATTTTCTTTCTTAGATCTATAGATATAATGATAACCGATAATCGGAGAAATCTGATTTATCATTTTATCAATAACAGTATGCACTTCATTATTACGAGTTTCATCGCTTTCGAAAGTATCAACATGACTAAATTCTGCTACAACGAAACCTGTAATTGCTTCATCAGCATTTTTAATAGCTTCTATGTAAAGTGATTTTACATTTGAGAATGCAACGAATTCTGCAATAGATCCATCTGTCTTTGCCGACATATCGACATTCTCAGCTTTATAAACACCAGTTTTCCAAAGATCCTCAATAAAATCATGGAAAAGATGAAGAGGCATTTCCGTATGAGATTTACCTCTAAGAGTATTTGTTACCCGGCTATTCCATTCATGAATGCAAGACATTTTAAAGAATGGTAAACCGAGCATTGATGTATTGCCATTATGAAATACATATATAGCAATTCTATCGCATTTAAGTGCTTTAAGTGCCATACGAGAAGCATCCTTAAATGCCATATTGATATCAATATAGGCGCCTACCAAATCCTTATGGTAGTCGTCGCCTTTTTCTCGCTCCAACGTCTCCACCTGTTTCTTAAGTCTGTCAATTTCGGCGAGAAGATTCTCATCTTGGGGTTTAGCTTGCTGTTTAGTTTTTTCCATTTCATAATTAATTAGTTTATTAAGCATATCTTCTTCAAACTTATTAGAATGGGTTTTACCTTGAAGAATGCCGTTAACCATTTTAGAATTGGAACGAATAATCAATGCAAAAAGTGCAATAAAAATTAGAAAAAATACGGCTAAAACTACAGCTAATATACCGTATTCTGATATTGAGCCCGCAATGCCATCTACGGCATCTGCGACGTCTCCTGCTGATTCTTTATCTGAAGAGCCACAAGCCACCATTCCAAGTACCATGAATATACAAAGGAATGCAGCCAAAAGGCATCGTAAATATTTCATAACATCCAGGCCTCCTATTAGAATATCTTATTTATATGTTTGAAGTAAGGCAGCTCTAGGGGCTAAGAATCGAAGCCTGTTAAAGAGGAGACTCAAAACATATAAATAAGTCATATATAAATATAGGCAAGAGTTTGATAAATAACTTTGCTCAAACATTGTATTAAATATTTTACGACTTTCAACATTTAATTAAAATTGCTAAAAGGAGGCCATAAACTAATGGGTGATTACAATTCTAAAGCTAGAATTCCTACTAGGCCTTTGGATAAGCTGAATGAAGATCAGGCTTTACCTAAAGAACTTATAGTGGATTATGAGAAGCATGAATTATATGTCACTGATGAGGCCGGTGAGATTCATCAGGTAACATCAGCTGGCGGTGGCGTTCTGGTGCAGAACTATGAGGTTCCCGTAAAGAGCGGAGAAGACAACTGGACTGCTACTGATGGTAACGCTCCCTATATTCAAGAAATTACCGTTTACGGCATTACAGAAGCCGACTATCCTATTGTAGACGTTATTCTGTCTGCTAATTTCGATGTTGCTTCTGAAGAGCTTGAAAACTACGCTTACATCTACAAGATTAACACTTCTGCAGATAAGATTACGATTTATGCAACGAAGCCTACTGCAGTAGACCTTACTCTTGTGATTAAAGTATCTCGCACTTCTGGTGGAGCAGCAACTGCTCATCTTGAAGCCGATGTACTCGGTGGTACCGCTGCTTGGGAAGTCTCCGATGATGGTACCTATTATACTCAGAATGTTACTCTTGAAGGCATTACTGAGGACGATGCTCCTATTATCGACGTTCAACTTTCCGATGATTATGAGGAAGCATCTGCAACTCTTGAAGATTATTCCAAGATTTATAAGATTACGACTGGAGCTAATGTTCTTACCGTTTATGCAACGGAACCGACAGAAGCTACTCTAACTCTTATAGTTAAAACTACAATTTAAACGGAGGTAAATAGGAAATGAAAGTATTTCAGGTAATTAATGGTGTTTGTGCTTGGGAAACTAAGCATAAGAGCATCAAAGAAACTATTGGCATGTATCCTAAGGCTTGCCTCTTCGTTGAAGCTCCTGACTATGTTTTCAGAGGTTGGGGCTATAAGACCAGAGATGACGAGGGCAAAGTTTTGAGAGGAAATGATAGGTTTATTAAGCCTATTCCTCCCGAAGGAAAGTTCTATAATGATGATAATGGTAAATTCATCGATGCCGATGAGTATGCCGTTTATGTTGAAAAGTTCATGGTTGCTAAGCAGGCTGCTAACAAGAATGCTCTTGCTGCATTTCTTGCTAGCCACCCTATGACTTATACAGATGGTAAGCAGTATGGCGTTACCATGGAAGACCAGAGTGAGATTAGCCTTAACCTTACTCAGTATAAGCTTCAGGTAGATGCTGGTATCGAGAACCCTGTTCTCCAGTGGCATGCTGTTCATGAGGCTTGTGCTGATTGGGCTCCCGAGGCTCTTACCCAGCTTGCACTTGCTATCAGTGCTTACGTATATCCTTGGTTCAATAAAATGCAGGCTTATAAGGGCCAGATCTATGCATGTACTACTAAGGAAGAAGTCGAAGCAATTACCTTCGACTATAGAACTGAGGAAGAGATTGCTGCTGAAGAGGCTGCTAAAGCAGCTGCTGAGGCCGAGAAGGCTGCAAAAGCTCAGTAATGAGAAATTTCATAGAGTAAGGATCTATACGGTCCTTACTCTATTACTTTAGGAAGCATGATTAATTTCGCAACATCATATTAATTGGTTTAAACACATGGCGGGAGGTTAATCATGCTTAGACTTACAGATCATATATGGGAAATATATCAAATATCAAGGCAAAATAAAGTATCTATTAATATATCTGGAATTGATATGTTTATAGCAAACTTAGAACTAGGTTATGATAGGTATAAAGGAGCTAGTAATATAGACTATTCTGAACTTGGAAAAGAATGGGCCAAAATACCAAAACTTAGCCAAGATAAGAGAAAATTACAACTTAAAAATTTTATTTCAAGATATTCTACTTCATTAAGTAAAGCATGGCTTGCTGATGATAGAGAAACATTTGATTCCATCATAAAAGAAATTTTAGAGAGAAGACCCGAATAAGGTCTTCTCTCAACATTTATATAAATACTTTAGAAAGGAGTATTTATATTATGAAAAAATTCATTAATATCCTTACTATGATTATGAAGTACCTTTTATTCTTCTGTCTTGGAGGATTTATCTACTATTGCGTTGAGCTAATTTATCGTGGCCATTCACACCCTAGTATGTATATTGTAGGTGGCCTCTGTTTTATTCTTATTGGAATAATTAATGAAGTATTTAGTTGGAAAATGTTTATAGAGCTTCAAATTATTATTGGAGATCTTGCTGTATTACTTTTAGAATTCATTTCCGGATGTATTGTAAATTTATGGCTAGGATTAAATGTATGGGATTATTCGTCTATGCCATATAATATACTTGGTCAAGTTTGTTTAACATTTGCATTTTTATGGATTCCATTAGTATTATTTGCAATATTGCTAGATGATTGGCTCAGATATAGATTACTTGGAGAGAATAAACCAGAGTATCATTCTGCTATTGTAAGATTTATAAACTGGATAAAAAGAAAAATTATAAAGTAATCAAGAGAAGCCGAGAAGGGGAGTACAGACCCTTCTCGGCTATTGAAAAGCTTTCTCATACCTCATTCGTCAGATGCTAGGACTACCACAAACTAGCAACCGAATTGCTTGTCGTAAAACTGCCGTGACATGAGCACATATTATAACTTTGAAACCAATGAGACATCTATAACATTGTCAAATACACCAAGAAGATCTAGCACATCTTCTTGGTGTTTTATTTATTTGAAGTTGTTATGTATTCTCAAATAGCATGGTTTCGAAAGGAGGCAGAACCGTGGATAATGAAACTGTTGGAACCACACACGGTATGGAGGTATAATACTTGCTTCCCAACCAAATTTGAAAGGAGATACGTTTTATGAAGTGTTCACTAATTCGAATTTGGTCTGAATGAGAACGCATCTCTAAAAACTCATTCAGACCAATTACTATGTAAAGATTTGTGTTGTTATTTGAAATACTTGTTTTCTTCACCACAATTATATACAAGTATTTTATTTAGCTTTTACGAATCATTCAAATCAAATGGAGGATGGTCCCTAAAATACCATCCTCCACTTTAAATTGAAAGTTCTATTTTTATTTTTGATTCTAATTCGCTACTGCGAATATAGTTTCTTAGTTGCCATAGAACTCCATTAACACTAACGAATGAATCGTCTAAAAATACCAAATTTTGCATAGCAATATCTTGATCTTCAATATAGATATCATCTTCTTCAGCAGTTATTGACAATTTGCAAATAGTTGCTATATTACCATTAATAGATTTAACCAAACCTACTTTGCAGTAGTCAGCTTCATCATAAATGGTAACAAAATCTCCTACCGTAATAGGCAGGCTTCTATCTAGAAGATCTTTGGGGTTTGTAATTTGAGCAATTCCTGTTGTCATTTTTCTTTACCTCTTTTTTTGTTATTTTTGAAGATAGGTGTTTTCTTCACCACGATTATATACAACAGAAATCGTTTAAATTTACGAATTTGCATTTATCAGTTCATACTCACGAATCTCCATATTATAGTCTCTTATTATCGACTCCCTATCTCTATCAGAGAAGTATTGTTCAGCAGAGGCTTGATACGTTCCAGGTTTTCTATTATTTTTTCGTTTATTGTTTTTCTTCTTTTTGGGTTTTGGCTGTAACTTCTTAGCTTCAGCTTCTTCTTTTAATCTTTTTTGTTCTTCTTCATACGCATCCTGATCAGGAAATCTATATGAAGATCTTGCTACAATTCTTGGGCCTTCAGGATATACTCTGGCTAAAGTATAATCTTTATTTTGGGTTTCATTATGTAGCGTTTTTATATCTTCTACCAGCTTTACTAAATATCTATATTGAGAAGAATTAAGGTCTTCCTCTCTCTTCTTAGCTAGCATTTCTGTCAAAATATGCTGTTCAGTTTTTCGATCTCCAGGCAGATTATTTTGAAATTCTTTTGTGTCTGTATGCATAAACCATCCGTTATACGATCCAAATCTTTGCAATTTCTTAATTGTAAATCTTCCACTATAAAGAGATCTATTTGCTCTTATGGCATGATTAATAATCCTAGGTCTTAAATCAGTTTTATCAAATGTGAACCTAAAACCAATAAAATCAATAGGATTTTCATCAGTAATTTCTACAACTTCAGAAGTTTCTTTTAACCAAAGGCCAAATTCGCTTCTAAGAAGATTGTCTATATCTTTCATAAGATTTTCAAGCTTTCTCTTATTGCTGCCTAATATAATCATATCATCCATATATCTTATATATTTATCTACTCCATATTTAGGCATGAGGACTTCTCGTATCTTATGATCAAATGCTTGTAAATAAAAATTAGCAAACCATTGAGATGTGTAATAGCCTAATGGTAAACCTTTTCCTGTTTTACTTGGTACTGAATAAATGATTTTTCGACAAAGATCTAAAATTTCTTTATCTTTTATTCTTTGCTCTAGCAAAATCATCAATCGTTCTCGATTTATATTCTCAAAGAATTTCTTTATATCCATTCTAAGACAATATTTATATTTCTTTCTAGTAGGAATTTGCCCAGGTTTATCATTACTTGTATCTAGGCATTTTTCAATAAAATTTTTAGCATAAAAGGTTCCTCGACCTTTTATGCTGGCACAGCACCACTGGTCCATACCTTTCATCAAAACAGGCTGAATTGCCAATATAAGAGACCAATGTATAAATTGATCTGGAAATATAGCAGGAGCCTGGATAAATCGTATCTTATTGCTTCCTTTATCTGAACGATAACTTTCTCGAGGTTTTCGGGGTTTAAATGAGCGCTCGGCAAGAATTCTGCCAGCCTCAGCAATATAAAAATCTTTGTTCTGCATAATCATAAAAGACATAGAACCAGGAAGGCTCTTATGCTTTTTATCACGCATAACACCTTGAAACGCTTCTAGCATTCTTGGATACGATAGCATAGTCTCGTATAGATTTCCAACACGCTTCACTTAAAAGAACATCTCCTTTCATAATTATTTGCTATCTCAGGATTACTCCATATACGTCAAATAAATTCGATGACTGCAACTGTATGATTAACTTACCTTAACCCAACGCACAGCCCTAACGGGGTTTCGAATCATTTCTGATCTACTAACTCATTTCGAGACGGGCAAATTTTACTGAATTTAATCAGCAAGGAATTTTCGGTGCTAGAAATCTATTTACTAACTTTATTATGCATACGATACTTAGGGATGAAGCTAAAGAAACCGTATATAAAGGAAGCAATAGATTCGGCATCTACCGCAATAGTATCACTTATCCGAGATAAGTGTCTCGAACTATTGTCCTGTGCAGGGCTAGGCCGCAACAAGGCGCCCGACATAATTGTCGTTGTTGTTGTTGGGATTGTTGTTGATGTTGGCGTAGAAGGGACCAGCATTCGCCAGGTTATTCCTGTAGCTACCACCGACATTGGCAACATAGCCGGAGTTGTCGTTGACGTAAAGATCCAAAAATCCCTCCGAAGAATTTCCACCGAATTACCTTGGTTTTGCAATTTCAACGCCCAATTGCAAGTCAATCTCAGAAGTCGACTAATGGAAGAAGAAATTATATAGCAAAACTTATTAAAAAAGTTATTTGATGTAATTTTTAAATCCTGCTTAATAGATGTCTTTTTATATAAATTTTCAAAATTTTTCATGGTTATGATATTTCTATTTAATGCCATATTATGCATATTATATCACCTCCCATCAATGAATAGTTGCATGATTAATAAGTTACAAAAAAAAAGAAGTCCCATTACACTCGCTCCGCTGCCGCTTCGCTTTAGTGTAATGGGACTGAGTGTAGGGGGCCGCGGCCCCCTACGACCCTCAACTCGAGGGGTTAGGCCGCAACAAGGCGCCCGACATAACCGTCGAT